CGGTGCTGCCACCATCGGCTGCCCAGGAGCCACTTGTCGGATACCAGATTTTATTGGCTCTGGCTCTCCAGCCAATTACGCTTGCGCTTGTAGACGGCATAGATTACACCTTCTTAAAGAAAATTCTGCCCTTGGTACCGGCAGTGGGTAAGGATGTACCGTACTGATTGGCACTCAGAACCGTGTATCCTGCCGCCAGCAGATTGGCAAGGCCGGTAGCACCATTACTGGAGCCAGTGCCACCCTTGGCGATGGTCACGGCGGCATCAGCGATTTTCGCTGTGGTAACCGCCCCGGAACCGATCTTGGCAGCTGTGACATTTCCGTCTGCGATTTTTACCGTGGTGACCGCACCGCTTCCGATCTTTGCAGCGACCACAGCACTATCTGCAATTTTGCCGGAGGTCACATTGGCATCCGCAATTTTTGCTGTGGTGACAGCAGAATCTGCCAGCTTTTCTGTCAGCACCGCCCCGGTGCCAATCTTGCCGGAGGTCACCGCATTGCTTTCGATCTTACCGGAGGTTACTGCCGCGTTGGCCAGATGGGCACTTGTAATGAGCGGGATATACACTTCGGATGCCGCCGCTGTGGATACAATGGATGCGATGCCTGCTGAACCTAGGGTCATGGTGCAGAATACGAACTCGTACTCCATGCCGGTACCATTGATGTCCTCCTGGGTCAGCGTGGAGAAAGCTGCCTCAGAGGATGCGTACTGCACCACAAAGTCAGCCTGCTCAAAGGTGTCTGCTGTAGCCACCTGGGTAAAGTCCAGCTGAAGTACCAACCGGGCATAGCCACTTGTGTTGCCGTCCACCGTGACCGTAGTGTTGGAGGTTAGTTTCATCTGCCGTCCCGCAGCAATGAAATAGCCTGGGGCGATGGTTAGAGATGTACCACTAAAGGAAACCGAGCAACCGCTCATAATGCCGTCGGTCACCAGGCATTGGAAAAGCCGCCCATGATCCTTTGCTGTGACGGTCTGGTTGTCAAAGTTAATGCCATGAATATTACTCACAGCTTGCCTCCTTTCAGGCGTTCGGTCAGCGTGGTGGCCAGTTCGCCGCTTTTGTAATGGAATCTGTTATCGGCAGAGGAAATGCCGATGTAGGAAATGTAGGAGGTCATAAGACCACCATCCAGACGAATGCGGGTATTGTCATACAGATCAAAAGCACGGGAACTACGCCATTCGATCCTATGGCTGTTGGAGTTCTGAGAAAAAATGTCGCTGACCCGTTCAGTCATGTCCGCTTCGTCCTCCAACGCCACCACCTGCCATTGGCCTTCTGCTCTGCGGATGGGAATCTGGGTGGTGATGTTATTGTTTTCGTCCAGGTAATAGTCCACGGCTACCCCAAACTGATAAGCTGTGACCTTTGCTATGGAAGATCGGCTGTAGGATCGGGATACCAATTGGGAACGGCCATCGTCAAAGACGATATTGTGGGTAGGACGATCCCGCCGGAAGATTGCTATCAGCAAAGAATCACCAGATACAGAAAACTGCACCTGGACATCCCGGAGTCGGTTGACCTTCCGCATATAGGCCTTAAGGCTGTAGAGGCCGTCCGTCACCGTGGGGCCGAGGAACTCCGTCACATCGGTATTGGAGATCTGCAGATACGGCATAGCATAGGCATCGTCCGCAACCGCTTTATAATGGTTTTCCAGCTCTTGAGCCAGGTAGGCACCAATGGACAGGGTGCTTTCCGCAAAAGGAAGAAGCCGGTCAAATACGGAGCGGACATCCACCACGGAAACCACCGTCTGCTGCTCTTCCGGGCTGACCTGGTCGATGAGCCAGATATGGCCGTCCATGATGAGGAAGTCGCCCTCATTGCCCCGGCTGACAGAGGTACCGCAAAGGGTTATGGTACCCACATCATCTTCAATAGAGGCAAGAGGGACTTCCCAGGAGACTGCCTCCGCTGCAGCGACGGTTTTGAAATTCTTTCTGCTTTTTACAAAGGCGATCATGGTTACACACTCCGATAGTAGTAATAGACCCGGATGGAAGCACTGCCTTCAATGGCTTCATCTGCCGACAGGAACAGCGTACAGTTTTCTTCAATCGGAATCCGGGGAAAAGGCTCATAGGCAAGATCCAGATACTGCACCGCATCCGTGACCTTTCCTGTACTGTCTGTGATGGTTACGTAGGACTGACCGTACTTGGTGGAAATTTCCAGAGTGTCACCGGAGCCGGTGGTCACATTCAAAGCACAGGTACCGTAGACTTTGCCGGAATCCACGCCCTGGAGGATCAGTTTGGGGTTGATGATGCCACCAACATAGGTAAACACGAAAGCCGCAGGGATATGACCCGCAGCACTCACATCCGCTGCCATACTGCCTGCGTTGGAAGAACTGTAGGAAAGGTCTGCCGTATACCGGAAAGGATACCGCAGCACATTTCCTGTTTCAGAGGACATGGCCATCCGAGAAGGAGCCGCCCGGTACCAGGGAGTGGTACAAGCCAGAGAGATCGGCACCGACAGCCACCGGGTATCGGTCAGTTCCGTTTTCGTCAGATAGTTGATCATGACACCACGATAGAACTCCGTGGTGCCATAAGGCTTGTACACCAGAAAGAGTTCCTGCCCGCTGCACCAATCCACGAAGTTTCGGTAGTCCTCATAGGCATTGGCTCCGATGAATACCAGGTCACCAGCAATGGTGCTTTGGGGTTCTGACTCACCGCTGACTGCCCGGAAGAAGCCTTTATGCAGGTCTGCAAAGGTGGGCGACAGAGAAAGGCCCAGGCCTGTGGGGTTGGAAAAGAAAATGCCAGACTCACCATTTAAGGTTTGTCTGACACCCAGGCCATTTTCGATATAAAACTTTCTCATAGTGCAGCCCCCAATCTTGCATTGAATTTTACGAACAGGTAGTCGATGGTCGCCTCATCCAAAGTCTGCGGATAAATGTTGATGACCGTCTGCGCTGCGGTCGCCGGTGCGATACCAGCTGCTCCTACGCTGCCATTCACATTGATATCGGAAGGCAGGCTTGTGGAAAGGTCTGCTGCCAGCCCATGCATTACATCATTGATGTCTCCTGCCATAGCCTCTGCTGCCTTGACCGCATCATCACCATTGTCCTCAATGGAGCCGGAGAGACCTTTCACCAGCATTTCGCCCACCCATGCCATTTCACGAGAAGGCGATCTGATGCCGAAGAAATTGCAGATACCGTCCCAGATAGAACTGATCCAGGCGGACACCTTGTTCCAGAGCCAGGAAGCCAGAGATTGGATACCGGACCACAAACCACGAACCAAATTCTGACCCACATTGCTCATCTGGACCACACCTTCTCCGAGGGCTGATACCAGACCGGAAATAATGACTGGGCAGGCCTTCAAAATTTCCACCAAAATCGAGGGCAATTTTGAAATCAAGGATACCAGCAATTTGAATCCGGCCGTCATAATCTCACCACTGCTACCGACCAGGGCCGAGGCCAGACTACCTACGATCTGGGGTACCGCTGTGAGAATTGTAGAGGTAATGAGTGGCAAATTCTGGATCAAAGAAATCAGCAAAGATACACCAGAATCGACAATCTGGGGTATGGACGCCAAAATCGATGAGGTCAAATTTTGAATTATGACCGGGATGGCCAGCAGAATCGTACTGACGATTACATCCAGATTTGAGGTCAGCGATGTCAATAATTGAACACCTGTTTGGATAACCAGAGGGATGCAGTTCAATATTGAAGTGACCAAAGAATCGAGGATGACCGGGGTCGATTCGAGGAGTACCGGGATGGCTGCGAGGAGACCTTCTCCCAAAGCGACTATCAACTGTAAAGCTGCAGTGACCATCAAATCAAGGCTGCTGAGGAGACCCTCTGCCACCATAACGACTGCCGAAACTGCCGATGGGATTAGCTCCGGCAAGGCTGCGTTCAGACCGGAGATCAATCCCAAAATTAGGCTTCCCGCGGCTTCGGTGAGTAGTGGCAGGCACATAACCAGCGAATCTGCCACGGTTAAAACGGCCTGTACTGCAACTGGGGTCAAACTGGGTAGCATGGCCAAAATCGATGATAAGACCTGGGAAAATAGCGTGCTGGTCGTTTCCAGAAGCGATGGCAGCAGTCCACTCACCGCAGCCAGAATGCCTTCTGCGGCAACTGGAAGTACAGAAATCACATTTTCGATGATCGGAACGACATTTTTCACGACCACATCAAAGGCATCCACCACGTTCCGGGTCAGATTTACCATGTCCGCATTGGCGTTGCCGAGACCAGCGGTAAAGGAACCAACAGCCGCCTGGAGCAAACCAATGGAACCGGTAATACTCTCGGTGGCTTCTCTTTCAAAGTTGCCTGCGTACTGCTGGGTGTTTTCCAGGAACATCATCATGGCCATTTCGGCCTTTTCTGCCTGGGTCGCTTTATTCCAGCAGAAGTCCAGACCCTTACCCAGGGCATAGGCTTCGATATTGGTGGCGTTCATTGCGACACCAAGGTTGTCCATCATGGTGAAGTTTCCTTTGGCAGCACCGGCGACCGACTCCATGGCCATGGACATATCAATGCCCATAACAGAAGCCATGTCCGCTGCTCTCTGCATGGCCTGGGTGGTCAGATCCAGACTCTTCTGCTGAGAAAGACCGGAGCCCTGGAACAGAGCACCCATTTTATTGGCAGTTGCCAGATATTCACTTTGGGAAAGACCAAGGTTTTTATAGGCCTCTTCTCCTGTGCGCTGGATCTCTGCCGCGTAGTCGCCAAAGACGGCAACGGAACCGCCAAGGTTCTGCTCCAGCTCACCGAACTGCTGAACAACTTCTGTACCCAGTTTGATGGCTGCGGCACCGGCGGCAATGACCACCGTACCCATGGCGGCTCCGACTGTTTTCAGGACATTTCCAAGCCCCTCAAACCTGGACTTGGACTTTTCAGCGGCATCCGCAGAATCCTCCAATTCTTCACCGAGGTCATCTGCGGCATTTTCTGTTGCCTGCAGTTCACGCTCCATATCATTGAGGGCGGCTTCTGCGTTGTTCAGCTGAATCTGCCACTGCTGCGTGCGCTTATCGTTCTCACCGAAGGACTCAGTTGCATTTTGCAGAGCCTTCTTCAGCATTTCGATTTTTTCCTTCTGGGCATCGATCTCCTTGGACAAAACCTTATGCTTTGCCGCCAGGGCCTCCGCAGAGGAATCATTTTTATCAAACTGGGAGGAAACCAGCTTCATTTCGCTGCCCAGCACCTTGAAGGATTGGTTGATGTCAGAAAGAGCCTTCTTAAACTCCTTTTCACCTTCCAGACCAATTTTCAAGCCAAAGGTATCTGCCATGCAGCCACCTCCTTAAATGCCAGGCGGGATGATCTCATCGATAAAGACCTCCCGTTTGGGCTTTGCGATACCGTTATACTGCTTATGGCACTCCCACAGATCCAGGAGTAAGCCAAACGGCATCAGCCATACCTCATCCCAGGACAGGTGAAGCTGGCTGATGCCGTAATAAAGAAGTCGAGTAAATAACTCCCCGTCACTTACTCGACTACCGCGTTTTTTGTGTCCGCCTCGCTTTCGATGTTCCGGCGGGTACCCTTCAGAAGACATTCCGTGATGGCATTCTTGAAATCGCCCAACTCCACCGGGGTGGTCAGCAGTTCCACCATCTCCTCCGTCAGCAGGAACCGACGAGAGTCAGGATTGCGGAGGTTGTGGATCAGCAGACTCTGATTGGCGAGAAGCGTGATGAGCCACACGATCTCGGAGATTGCCAGCTCAAAGTTTTCAGATTTCAGCAGCTTATCCCCCAGGTTCTCCAGACCGCCGTACCGGGCAGCGATATCCTTTGTGGCCTTAGTGGTGAGAATCAGGGCATATTTTTCGCCGCCAATGGTAATGACGGCACTACGTTCCATATCCATAATTCAGATCCTCCTTAATCGCTGACAGGAGCGGCTGCTCCATAGGTGGGTTCGTACACTTCGCTGTACCAGTTGGTGATGACGGTTGCGGTCACATTGGAATCGCCCTCGGTGGCCTCCGCCTTCCAGGGATGCTTGCCGTTATCGTCCGGCTTATTCCGGCGCAGGATCGTACCTTCAATGGTGGGTGTGGAGAAGGTAATGCTGTCGCCCTTGGTCGCTAGAGCCGTGCCGGGGATACCGAACTTCACCTTGTACAGCCAGAAATACTTATACTTGCCGTTGGCCTTCTTTGCCCGGAAGCCGATGGCCACGGGAGTGCCGCCGTCCTCGCTGCAATAGACCACAACGCCGTTGCTGTCGATGGTGGAGCCACTCAGCACAGAGGCCACAGTCGCACCGATATCATCCACACCCAGGGACAGGGTGCCGTTCTTGAATTCCTTGACCACCTCCGCAGCACCGTCGTCTGCATAAAGGGTAGCCTCTGCCAGTTCTACGGACAGATCCGCACTCATAGCTTTTGCCAGCTGTACGGGAGTACCGTAGGTTTCATTGCCCTCCGCATCTTCCGTAATGGGTGCGTAGAACAGTTTGTCCAGACCAATTGTTGCCATAGGTCATTCCTCCAT